GCCACTCCTCGAACGAGGGCCACCGTAACTTGATCGGCGTCTGCGACCGCGGCGGCGTGACCTCGATCGGCTCGTCGGCGATCGCGAGGATCTGGTCCAGGGGCTTCGGCATGGTCAGGCTTCTCCAGTGAATTGGAACTCGGCCGACCCGCGGAGAAGGTCGCCGACCGACCCCTCGATCTCGAACGACAGGAGGATCGCGTCCCACGTTACGGAGCCGCCGTCGAACGTGACGACGAGACTCCCACGCGAGCCGATGTCCTCCACGGCGTACGGCGGGCACCCCAATAACCTGACCGAGACCGTCCCCGGATCAACAGTGGTGCAGGCCACGGTCCGGACCAGGCGGGCGTCCTCGCCGGTGCCCCAGACGGTGCCGTCGACGCCGGTCGTGTCGGCCGTCGCGGCCGACGCGGGCCGGTTGACCCAGTTCAGGACCGACCCGAGCGGCGACCCGTTGAACTCGACGGTCGACCCTTGGGCGTATGCTGGCGAGCCGCTTCCTGGCATGGGATCCCCCGCGGGGCTCGGGGATCAGGATCCAGCCGGGACGGAGACAAACGTGGCGGTCCCCTTGACCAGCTCGCCGACCGCGTACTCGACCTCCGCCTCGGTGCAGCGGCACTCGATGCCGTCGATCGTGTAGGTGTCGCCCGCCGTCGGGGCGCTCGCCGTCAGGAACGAGCAAGTGATGGTCGTCGTGACGCCGTTCACGGCCCCGGCCCCGGAGTCCGGAAGGCCGTTGACGTAGACGCGGTTCGACCCGACCGCCAGGTCGAGGGTCGAGGCGTCGAGTCGGTTGCCGCTGCTCGTGGTGTCGACGCCCGTCTGCTTGACCTTGACGTTCGTCAGGTCGGAGACAGGCATGGCGGGAGCGTTCCCCTGGGCTGGCGTGGGCATAGATTAGGGGGCCTTGTAGGTGTAGGTTGCGGTGCCCTTGATCATGTCGCCGACGGCATACTCGGTCTCGACCTCGGTGCAGATCCAGCCGGTCGCGTCGGGGTCGTCGTTCACCGCCGGGGCTTCGCCGAAGAACGAGCAGGTGACGGTCTGCGTCACGCCGTCGTCGTCAGCCCCGGCCCCAACGTCGACCAGCGGCGCGTCTTCGTAGACGCGGGCGGTGTCTTCAAGCGTCGTTACGTCGACCTTGTTCGAGGTGCTCGACGGGTCGGCGGCCGTCGTCTTCACCTTGACGTTCGTGCATCCCTCGGGGAGGGACAGGCCGGCAATCGTAGGGAGACCAGCGAGGGCGGGCATCGGTTACTCCATCCAGGAGACGGCGACGGTGATCTCGACGACGTACGCGATCGGCTTGTTCTGGCCGTCCTCGAAGACCGGGCCGGAGTCCTTCGAGTCGGTGACCAGTACCCGAATGATTGTCAGGTCGCCCGAGCTACCGGCGAAGTTCCGCAGAGCCCGGCGGATGTCGCGGGCGGTCTCGTGGGTGTCGGCGTAGTTCGCCCCGTAGACCTCGATCGTGAACGTCCCGGTCGTCACGGTCTCGTCGTCGGCCGCGAGCGTGTCCTCGTCGGCCTGGCCGGCCTGGGCGAACATGACGTAGGGCGGGTCCCCGGCGGGCCCGATTAGCGGCCAGGCGTTGCAGCCGGCGGCCTCCTCGAGGGTCGCCCGGAGCCAGGACTGGATCAGGTCTTCGGAGCCGGATGGCATGGCGTTCCCTTTACAGGCCGGCGGCGCGGCCGCGGGCCGACATACCGGGATTCTTGTCAGAGGCGAGCTCTATCGCCGCCCGCTCCAATCCGATGCGCAACTGCTCGGCCAGCTTAGAGGCGACAACTCCCCTGATCGACTCAAAAGTGCGCTGCATCATGGCGATCCCTTTCATCCGGGTTGTCCCGAACTCGTGCCAGATCGCCTTCCGGCTTTCCCATCCGTACTTGTAGCCAATGCCGGCCACGGCGACGCCTCCGCGGTTATTGCCGATGTAGCGGGCCTTCGTGGTGGCGGCCCGCCGCATCGCGCCGGTAGACCGGGCCTTCTCGCCCTTCTTCCGGCGGCCGCGGCGCGTGTTCACCGGCGGCGTATTCGCCCGCAGCCGCTGAACGCCCTTCGATTCTTTGACGGCCCGGCGCATGGATGCGACGAGGTGCTTCTTTCCGATGTGCCGCGGCAGCTTGTCGAATCGTCCGACGAGCGCGCCGATCTCTTGGTCGAGTGTGTTCCAGTTCAGCGAGATCATGCCGCGACCTCCTCGACCGAGAGTTCCATCGCCTCGCGGTGCCCCTGCTCGACGACGCCGGAGATGTAGAGCAGGCGGTCCCCGCGCGAGATCCACCGGAGCCGCCAGTTCGCCTGGAGGCCCTCGTAGTATCGGATCCGCACCGTGGCCGAGGTGCTGCCCCCGACCTGGCCGCGGCGGGCCTGCTCGACGTACGACAGGGCCTCGTAGGATCCGAAGACCCGCGCGACCTCGTCCCACTCCTGGACCATCTCGCCGACGGCGTTCCGTGTCTCGGTCGGAGACTCGATCGCGAAATACTCCCGGAGGATCCCGGACGGGAGGACGCCCATTACCAGGCCCCCGAATGACTGGCGGACGCGAGCAAGGCCTCGAAGGCCTGGGGCAGCTCGGCCGCCCCGTCCTCGGCGAGGATCCCCCGGTTCTTGAACGTGTGCTCGACGAACATGAGGAGCGCGGCCTTCAGGCCCGGCTCGATCGGATCGCCCGGCTCGACGCCCGCCCAGTAGGTCACGACGACCTTCCCCGAATGACCGACCCCGAGCTTGACGGTCGCCGGCATCGCGTCGGCGTCGACCTCGAGGTCCTCTTCGTCGACCTCCTCGCCGTCGACGGTCACCGTGAGGGCGTACGTCGAGCCCGTCAGGAGCGGCGGGTTCGGGATCGTGAGGATCCCGGTCACCGGCACCGCGGCCCAGGTCGCCCGGTACTCGGTGGCGACGAGCGTCTGGCCGAGCCGCCGCTCGATGTAGCGGCGGCCGGCCGCGATCTTGTCGGAGATCAGGGAGTCGAACTCCTCGAACGACTCGGTTATGCCGAGCTGTAGCTTCGCCTCGGCGAGCGTCACGGGCTCGGTCTCGGGCCAGGTCACGACGCGAACGGTGTCGGGCTTCATCACGAGCCGGCCTCCTCGACGGTGGTGGATGCGATCACGTTCGGCACGTCCTCGCGGAAGGCGATCGACCCGGCGAACAGCACATAGGCGGTGTCGTCGTCGCCCGAGCCGTCGTCCAGTGTCCCGACCTCGAACTTCCAGCCGCGCGTCCCGTAGGCCGCGAAGTCCTCCGGGTCGAGCGTGACCTCGACGGTCACGATCCCGTCGCTGCCCGTGATGTCGTAGGGCGTGATCGTGACCGTGTCGCCCTTGCCGGTGGCGGTCGCGTAGAGATCGCCGGCCGGAAGGTCCTCGCCCTCGGCGAAGACGATCGTCAGCGTCTTCGCGGGCGAGTCCGTCGCCAGCGTGACCACTCGGCTCGAGGCCCCGCGGAGGCGGATCTTCTCAAGAGGCATTTGCGACCCTCGTCTCGACGATCTGGCCCGCCACGGCTCGCTCGGCCTGCCGGACGGCGGCCGCCTCGAGGAGCGTCCCCTGGGCCTCGCGGACGCCGGCCCCAGTCTCGACCAGGTGCTCCGCGAGTCCAGCGGTCGCCTGGATCACGGTGCCGGCCCGGTACCCGCGGTACGACTTCAGCAGGCGGATCGGATGCAGGGCGGCCACGGTGGTCCTCCTAAAAACGCGACGGCCCGGCGGAGGCATCCATGCCCCCGCCGGGCGTTCTGCGTGGGGGCGAGATCAGGTTCAGCTACCAGCCTCGACCAGCTTCGCGACGAAGGTCGCGTCGTGGTTCGAGATGCCGACCCGCTGGAGGCCCCGGAACTTCACGGCGTCCGACTCGAAGCCGGCGTGCTCGGAAGCCGAGATCACCAGCCCGTTCGACTTCACCGCGACGGCGGTCGCCATCGAGAAGTCGCCGTAGAGGGCCAGCGTGCCCTCGGGCAGGCCGAGGCACTTGTAGACCGGAGCGCCCATGACGGTCGGGAGAACCCGATCGCCGACGGTCGTCGACTGCGAGACGACCGAGGACTTCATGACGTGCTCCCAGCCGGCCGAGCTCACGACCCAGGCCGTGTTCATGGCCCGGCTGTCGATCTTGCCCACGAGCGAGGCGAGGTCCGCCCCGTCGTAGTCGGTGCCCGCCTCGACCTCGTTCCCGACCGGGATCTCGTCGACCAGGCCGTCGATGCCCTTGCCGGCATCGCCCTGGAGCCAGACGGTGTCGATCTTCTTCGCGATCGCGAGGCCGAACCGGTTCGCGGCGAGCTGGGCCAGGTTCACGACCGCGGCCGCGTCCTGGATCAGCTCGTTCGAGAACGAGAGGATCCGGCCCATCTTGTGAAGGGCGATCGTGACCTTCGAGGTCGTGGCCTCGTCCTCGGTCACGGTCTCGTGCTCGTCGAACCACTCGGCGTCGATCTCGCCGATCTTGGGGATCTCGAGCGTGTGGCTCGAGGTCGTGTAGACCTGGGCGAGCTGCACGCCGACGGACTGGTAGCCGAGGACGTCGATGTAGCCGCGGAAGAGCTCGGGGGAGACGAGCTCGGCACCTTCGCCGTCGTACGTCGGCGAGGTCTCGCCCATCGCCCGGGCCTCGGCGAAGTCACCGCGGGCGATCGCCCGCAGGAACCGGCCGGCCCGGACCGCGTCCTCGGTCGTGCCGAAGCCGCGGAGCGACTTGCCCGGCATGACGTGGATCGCGGGACCCTTCCGCTTCTCGGCCTTCTCGACCGTGGCGCGGCTGTCGGACTCGCTCGAGGTGACGGCCTTCATGGCCTCGACCTTCGCGTCGAGCAGACGCTCGGCGATCGCCAGCTTTTCCACCTCGTCGCACCGGGCGGACCGCTCGGCGAGCCGCTCCTCGATCTGCTTCGCCTCGGCCTCGTCGGCGGGCGTCAGGGCGCGGAGGTTCGTGATCTCGGTCGTGAGCGTGGCGGCCTCGTCCTGGAGGCGCTGGAGCTTGGCGCTGGGCATTGGTTCGCTTCCTTGCGTTCGGGTGGTGGTTCAAAACCTCCCGCACGATATGAGCGACCCACCGACCGGCGAAGTTCGCCGCGTCCTACCGTAGGACTTTTCCAGACGGTGCCGGGCACTTGCCGTCGGGGCAGGCACCAGTCGCGCCGCACGGGCACCGCGTCTTGTGTCCGTCGCCGTGAGTGATCCAGCCGGTGCCGCCGCAGTCCTGGCACTTGCCGGGTGCCGGCGGCTTCGGGCCAGGGGCCGGCGGGGCCGGGGTCTTGTCGTGGGCCATGCTCGCCCGGGCGGCCGCCACGGCCGCGGCCGCGCGGGGATGCTCGAGGTCAATCTCCGCCGGGTCGGCCGAGAGCCAGACGAGGAACGCGACGATCCACCGCCAGAGCGTGATCACCAGCCCCTCCCGTGGTCGAGGGTTTGATAGCCGTCCTCGCCGACGTGGGCCCGGACGTACTGGGCCGCCTCGGGCTCGGCCGGCGGGCCTTCGGCGAGCAGGGCGATCCAGAGGAAGTTCTTCGCCAGGCGGGCGATCGTCCGCAGGACGGGCCGGTCGTTCGCCGGCGGACCGAACGGCGACGGCGTCGAGCCGGCCGGCAGCGACAGCCACCAGCCGCCGACGATGGCGACGAGGACCAGGGCGGCGAGCTGCCGCTTCGTGAGCGTGATCATGGGGCCGTCCGTTGGGTCAGCGTGTCGGCTGGAGGAGGGGCCAGCCATTCCCCGTGATTGAGTTCGCGGTACTTAAACTCGACGGCCCCGATGGCGTATGAGTCGCCCTGGGCGAGGATCCGCTCGACGACCGGCCGCTCGGCCCAGAAGACGCCGTCCGGCAGGTCGGCCGGATACTTGCCGCCGTACGAGATCCACTTCGTGCCCCAGGAGTTGATCACCGCCGCGGCGTCGACGGCGCGGACGCCGGCGGGGGCCGTCGCCTTGAACCGGACGCCGATCACCGCCATCTGGTGCATCCACGTCCCGCTCGCCGGCAGGACGCCCGAGGCGTCGGTTCGCGAGGCGAAGCCCTGACTCGACGCGATCGTGACCGGGAAGCCTGACGTGACCGCGGCCACGAGCTCGGCCCAGGTCTTCACGGCGACGACGTGCCGGCATGGGTGCCGCTTCGCCACCGCGTCGAGGCGGCCGCGGTCGCCCTGGCCGCCGCAGCCATAGGCCCCCCAGTTCTTCGCCCTGTCGGCCGAGTAGGTCGTGAGGTCGTATCCGAGATCAGGGAACGGCTCGCGGTAGACGACGCCCCAGTCGCGGAGGAACTTCGCGGCCCCCCAGCCAGTCGCCCCGTCGCTCCAGCCGCCGACCGGGCTGGATCCGTCGCCGCTCTTGCCGCGACTCTCGACGCGGGCACCGCCGTATAGCGCCTCACTCGACGGCATGAGCGGCGCGTCGGCCAGTTCGCCCAGGTCCCACGACACGGCCTCGGCACAGTAGACCGCGTGCATCGCCCCCCACGAGACGCAGTCCCCGATCCCCTGCCGGCCGACGACGAACGGCGAGCCGTATCGCTCGCGGTGGGCCCGGTCCATCTGCCGCCAGAGAAACGTATCGACTTCCTTCGCCTGGGCCATCGCGTCGGGGGCGGCCTTCGCGAAGACGCCCCGCGGCCCGAGCTCGGCCAGGAAGGCCCGCGTCCCCTCGGGGTCGGGCCGGTAGCCGGTCAGATGGTCCTCGAGGTCGAAGCCTGCCGGGCCCGGGGCGCGGGCGTTCAGCCAGGCGGCCACGGCCAGCCCGAGGAGCAAGGCGACGGCGAGCAGCCGGATTTTAGCGGGAGGCATCGGTCGCCGCCCTCCCCACGTCGCGGAAGGCGGCCACCCAGGCCGACCGCTGCTCGGGCGTCACGGGCCCGCCGGCGGTGCCGACGGCCGCGTCCAGGTAGCCCTTGATCGCGTCGCGGGCCGCGGGCTGGCGCTGGCCCAGCGAGACGCCCCGGCAGCGGAGCTCCCGGGCCCGGTGCCGCAGCTCGTCGAACGCGACGCCCGTCCGCAGGAACGGCCCGTCGGCGTCCATGCCGTCGGCCTCGATCTCGTCGGCCAGCTCGGAGCACAGGGCCCCGATCGTCGCCGCGTCGGCCGAGGCCGTCGGTCCCTTGAACAGTCCCCGCAGGTCGAGCGGGACGCCGGGGGCCGGCGTCGGCGACGGGGCCGCGGGCCCGGTCGACATATGGGCGGCGAGCGCCGCCGCGAGCAGGACGACGGCGGCGGCCTGGCGGGCGGTCACCCGCTCGCGGACCCACGCCACGGCCTCCGAGGCCTTCGCCGGGAGATCGCCGCCACCGAAGACCAGGGCCGCCGCAGCGACGAGGAGGATCGCGGTCAACATCTCAGCCGTACCTCACGAGTCGTAGGACTTGCTCCATCGCCCCGGCGGCGATCGCCAGGACCAGCGAGCGGATCGCCGGGCGGACCAGGATCCAGACCGGCCAGGCCGCAAGCGGGACGGCCTTGTCGGCCAGGGCGTCGAAGAGGGCGGCTACGGCCTCCAGGACGAGGGCCTTCTTCTCGGCCCCGGTCATGCCGTCCAGGCCGTCGAGCGTGGTCACGGTCAACCGCAGGAGGCCGACGAGCAGCTCGCCGAACTCGGCCCACGTCAGGCCGCCGGCGGCCGCGGCCTTGGCGGTGGCGATGTAGGCGGAGACTTTGTCCTGGATCGACAGGAACGCGACCGAGGCGGCGAGCGGGGCGGCGGTGATCGGCGTGGTCATTTGCGTCTCCAGACGGCCTCGGCGGGGACGACCTGGCGGCGGCGTTGCCGGCAGGACTGGCACTCGACGTACTGGACCTGGGCGGGGCCGGCCCGCTTGCTCGACTCGACGCGGCAGCGGCCGCCGCAGCGTGGGCACTTGCTAACCGGCATGGATCCGCATCCTCGCGACGGCGGCCGCGGCGGCGGCCTTGGCACCGGCCAGGGACGAGACCCGGACCGAGCGCGGCTCCGCGGTGGCGGCGGCCGGGATCTTCTCGGGGCTGTCGTCGATCCAGATGTCGACGGAGAGGCCGGCGGCCTCGGCGGCCGACCGCTTCTGCGTGTCCGGCCCGCACAGGAGGACGCCGGCGAGCTCCTCGTAGAGATCACCGAACGCGAGCCGCAGCTCGTGCCGGTTCTCTTCGCTGTCTTGCCGCCGCGTGATGCAGACGACCCGGTTCCCGCGGGCGGTCGCGTCGGTGACGAACGACCGCCACAGGCCCGGGGCCGCGGTGAACGTGCCGTCGAAGTCGAGCGAGATCGTCAGGCCGCGGGGCTCGGCCCGGTGGGCCACCATGCCGCGGGCTTGCCGCCAGGCGTCGAGGGACCGCGGGGCGATCGAGCTCGACGGGTAGGCCGGGCTCGTCACCGCGGAGATGTCGTAGAGGCCGCTGGCCTTGTGGACCGTACGGATCACGTTCCCGCGCTCGTCCTCGGTCCAGTTCTCGCCGCCGTCGGCGACCGTGAACGCGAACGACGAGCCGGTGATCGTGCGGTCCTCGACCATCATCACCAGGTCGCGGCCCATGCTGGTCTGTAGCGGCTTGTGCCGGTAGGCGAGGCCGCGGGCGTCCTTCGCGAGCTCGAGGCGGCCGTTCGAGGTCCGGCCCGTGACGTGGTTCGGGTCGTGATTGAACAGGAACGGCACGTCGATCTTCCCGCGCGGGTCGGTCGGCTTGCGGTCGACCAGGCCGTCGAAGGCGGTCGGGGCAAACTTCTCCCGAAAGCCTCCGAGGTCGACCGAGAGCGAGTCCCACGGGGGCGAGATCCCGACGAGCACGGCCTCGGCCTCGCCGTCGCGGCGCTCGACCGTGATCGCGTCGGGCGTGTCGGTCGTCAGGAGGTAGCGGCGTTCGATCTGCGTCATGCTTCGGGCTCCTCGTCGAGCGGCTCCGCGGAGAGATCCGCGACTCGTTTTCCGACGGTGAACTCCGTCGGCTCCCCGTCCTGGTAGACGCGGAGGCTGGCGGCTGGATCCGCCTCGGTGGCGGTGATCGCGAACGGCGATCCCTCGACGCCGAGGACGCCGTCCACCATCAGGTGCTCGATCGTCCCCTCGCCGCCGTCCCAGTAGACGTACTGACCCTCGCGGAAGCCGCCGGCCTCGGGGACGCCCGCACCTGGGGCCCGCTCGTCGCCGGCCGGCTCGTCC